TCTAATATCAAAGTTGGATTTAATGGCGCAGTCGGCTCTTACGGCTCATCAATAACTGGATACTACGCTGAAATCGTTGGCAAGAACCAATCCACGAGTTCAAACGGCGGCAGTCTAGGCATCATGAACTATCACGGCACAATCAAAATCAGAGCGAGCGTGTCTGATAGCCGTGGACGCTGGTCTGATACCAGAGAGGTATCTGTAACCGTGCTTGAGTATTTTGCTCCAGCGCTTAGCTTTAGCATTGTAAGAACAGGTTCAACATCTAGCACATTGACGGTCACAAGAAATGCCAAGATTGCACCTCTGACAGTATCAGGGAGTCAAAAGAACTCAATGAGCTTGACTTTCAAAGTTGCAAGACTTGGTACTACTAATTTTCAAGCGGATACAGGACAAGCTACTGGAGCATGGACAAGTATCTCAAGTCTAGTCAATTCACAAGCTAACCTTGCTGGGAACTATCTAGCAAATCAGTCCTGGGTTGTGATCGGCACGCTTGAGGACAAATTCACACGGACTGATTTCATGGTCAATGTGGCCACAGAGAGCGTGGTTTTGTCTTATGACCACTTTGGCGTGGGCGTCAACAAAATTCGTGAGCAAGGCGCTCTTGATGTTAAGGGTGACATCTACGCTAATAATCAGCCTATCCAACAGTATCAAATCACTGACAATAATGGATGTGGGAAGATCATTAAACAGGATTTTAATTCCATGAAAAATACTGGCTTTTGGTGGATAGACGGCAACTCTCAAAACAATCCATTTGGGACTTGGGGGATGTTGGAGGTCTTCAGACCTAACCCTAACTCTCAGGAATGTATCCAACGCTTCACGACATCTTCAGGGTATATGGCAGTTAGGGAGAATGGTTTTGATAACAACTGGAGGCCATGGCGCTACCTAGTGCAACAATCAAAATCCACTAACAACTCTGATTATGTAGCTCTGCTAAAATCAGAAAGCGATCCGACTCCTTGGAAAAACATAACTCTACAAAATGGGTGGCAACATCATCAACAGTACAATAATGTACAATATTCTAAGTCGTTCGATGGAGTGGTGTATTTGCGTGGAGTTGGGGCGAAAGGGAAGACAGCTTATGGAACGGTTATAGCTCAATTACCAGTGGGATTTAGACCGTTACATTCAACTTACGTTTTTGCGCTCAACGATGATTTTACAGTCGCAGTTTTATGTATTTTAACATCGGGAGAAATAGTTGTAAGAAAGAACGTTGACGCTACATGGCTCAACTTTGATAACGTATCATTTAAAATATAACAATCGTAAAAAATCCCTAATTATTAACGGATAATTAATTTATAAAGGAGGAAATGACAATGCTAAAAGTCACTAAAACACGTCAGCTAGTAGCTGAATTTTTTGCACAAGATGGAGATCAACAAAAATTGGTCAAAACTACTGTAGTCAATACAGACAATGAAGCTGTTTCAACAACATCTGAAACACTGCATGACCCGGATTTGTATGCTAAAAATCGTAGCAGCATGCGTAAACATGAACAAGAGTTGCGAGAACTGCGTTATAAGATCGAAGATGCTATTTTGGCAGAGC